ATATATATCCTCCCCACTCACCAGTGGAGAATAAAGGGCTATATAAGCAAACCCTGTTATTTACTTATGAGACCTTATGAAAGATAACACAATCTCTCTATTACTAGGGTCACTATTTATATTAGCGTATCTAGCCATGTTAGTAGTGAAGTGGTAGGGTAGGCAGGGGTAAACCCATTAAACCCCGTAGGGGGCATTACAGAGCCTCTGAGGGGGTACTATGAATGAAGATGTAATCGAAAGACTTAGGAAGCAGGGATTAACTGATTGGATTGTAGAATCAGGTCTAAAGAATTCTGATATCCACACTAAGACTCAAGCAGAGCATGATGACTTGTTCTTTAATAAGTTACCTCCCGAATGGGTTAACTGGCCTGATTGGAAATTAAGGAAGTACCGAAAGCAGGGTTACTTTGTTGGCGCTCCGTCAGGAAGTAGCGGCTATCTTGGGGCATACTTCCCGCCCTATAAAGATTATGATAGGGATGATCACAACAATACACCTTATAACCGTCCGTCGATATCTATACCCACCCCTAAAAGATTGAAGAATATGATCGGAGGAAGGGAAGGTTTCGGAGGTATGGACAATTTAATACAGCATGAGGCTAAACATCCGGGGTTACATAATGTTGCTAGGAGGCTGCAACTAGCCCCCATAGAACCCGGCTCACCGTTTGATGCTCCAGATATAAGGGAGATCGCAGGACTACTTCCGGGGTTTAAACCTAACCCCCACGAAGGATACTGGGGCGATCCGAATACACCTGTCTACAAACGCTCCAATAAAGACTGGGGGCCATCATTCTTTAATAATCCCAAGTATACCACCTTGGAGAATGAGATGAAGGGTATGGGGTTGTTTGACGCTGATCCCCCGAAAGATTCAATTCCATTCACGAAGGCAAGAACCATAAATAATAGGTATGCTGAACCGGGCGAGTGGGCGCATGGTTTGATATACGATTCTAATGACGTTAGTGAACGAGGTGATAGCCCACGCAGTATCACTACTGATGTTCCTGCTAGGCATAAGAGGGATTACCAGAACATACTTAATCTAATAAAAAAGTGGGGATGGGAGTGACAGACAAACAAGACAAGTTCATTGAAGAGTATGTCCGTACAGGTAATGCTACCCAGAGTGCCATCTATGCTGGTTATTCTGAGAAGAATGCAAACGTACAAGGCCACCAACTCAAGAAGAAGTTTCGTACAGAGATAGAGGATGCCACCTACAAGTCCCTCCAGGACAGGATACCACAGGCATTAAGTTGGGTAACCAACCTAGCAGAGAACGCAGAGTCCGAGTCAGTAAGACTTGGGGCCATTAAAGACATCCTTGATCGCGCTGGTATGAAGCCAGTAGAGAAAATAGAAACCACAACCATAGAATCCATGTCTGATGAGGAAATCCAGAGAGAATTAGATGCCCTCAGAACAAGACATTAAGGAACTCAATCTACTACGAGAGAAGGAAAACAGGGCTGTATACAACAGAATCTCTCTATATGACCCTTATCCTTACCAGTTAGAGTTCCATAAGACTGGCGCTGATAGCCAGCGTCTACTAATGGCTGCCAACAGAATAGGTAAATCTTATTGTGGAGCAGCGGAGATGAGTTACCACCTTACAGGATTGTACCCTGAGTGGTGGTCAGGGCGTAAGTTTGATAAACCAATCACAGCATGGGCTGGTGGTGTGTCAAATGAAACCACAAGAGATATCGTACAAGCAGAATTACTGGGTTCCCCCGATGATCCCGAAGCCTTTGGCTCTGGTGCTGTTCCACGCAAACTTATAATAAAGACGGAACGGAAACCCGGTGTACCAAATGCCAAGTCCGTAGCCCTCATACGGCACATTAATGGTGGGAACTCTTCTTTATACTTCAAAGCCTATGAGATGGGTGTTGATAAGTGGCAGGGTAGATCAGTTGATGTAGTATGGCTGGATGAAGAACCCAGTAGGGAACTGTATTCCCAAGCCGTGACACGAACGCTGGATAGGAGGGGGATGGTTTACATGACATTCACCCCAGAACAGGGTATGACTGAGACTGTAGCCAGTTTCATGAACCATATCCAACCCGGTCAGTCCCTTACTAACGCCACATGGGATCACGCATCTGAGAAGATAACCTCTATGAAAGGGGTAAAAGGACACCTCTCAGAAGACGTAATGACACAGATTCTCTCTGCATACTCCCCACATGAGAGGGAGATGAGGAGATACGGCAGACCATCTATCGGTTCTGGCCTGATCTTCCCCATCAATGAAGAGACATTAATGATTGATCCAATCAACATAGAGGATCACTGGCCCAGAATAGCGGCTATTGACTTCGGTTGGGATCACCCTACAGCAGTAGTATGGTGTGCGATAGATAACGAAACCGAAACATTCTACGTTTACGACTGCTACAGAGCATCTAAGGCAAGCCCGGCTGTTCACGCTGAGATCATCAAGATGAGGCCGCACTTCATCCCTATAGCCTACCCACATGACGGAAATCGCAGGGATAGCATGGGGAATCCGGGCCTAGCCGACCAGTACAGAGGTCATGGGTGTAACTTTAAACTGGAACACTTCACGAATCCACCTGCTCTAGGGCAGAACAAAGGCTCTAATTCAATAGAAGAAGGGCTAATGGCTATGATTCAATCTATGGAAGCAGGTAAGTTCAAAGTATTCTCCACCTTGCCAGACTGGTTTGAGGAGTTTAGAATGTATCATCGCAAAGGAGGTAAAGTGGTTCCTCTGCGAGATGACATAATGAGCGCCACAAGGTACGCATTCCAATCACAGCGGTTCGCACTTGCTGGCGCTGACCCCGAATGGACTAAAGATTTAACCTATAGGAATTACGGTATTGTCTGATAACGAAACAGAATTAGTATCACGGATACGCCAAGAGATTTCAGATTCTCTGGGGTATGATGGTGAAATATCTATACAGCGAGAGAAGGCTATAGAGTATTACTATGCCTTACCGTTTGGTAATGAGGTAGATGGTCGTAGTCAGTACGTTGACTCTACTGTACAGGACACTGTTGAATGGATCAAGCCCTCTTTAATGAGGGTGTTCGCGTCTGGTGACGAGATGGTTAAGTTCTCTCCTCACGGCCCCGAAGATGTCCAGGCGGCTAAACAAGCCACCGACTACGTTAACTACGTCTTCACCAAAGATAACCCCGGTTGGGAAATCTTATACTCATGGTTCCATGACGCTCTTCTACAGAAGAATGGCATAGTCAAGGTATGGTGGGATGAGTACCCAGAGAAACAGCGGGAAGAATACCGTAGACTTACAGATATGGAGTATGAACTTCTCAGCGCAGACAAGAATGTAGAGATCATAGAAGAGAATGAATACTACGAGGAAGTTACATACCACGATGTAGTCCTCCTTAGAGGTTCATACAACGGAAAGATTAAGATAGAGAATGTACCGCCTGATGAATTCCTTATCTCAAGAGAGGCTAAAGGCATACAGGATGCACGGTTCGTCTGTCATAGGGTAAAGAAGACTGTATCACAACTAAGAGAGATGTATCCTGATGATGACTTTGATGTAGATGAGTTAGGCGCAGGATACAACGAGGAAGTATACAACGCAGAAAGGATTGCTCGTTACGAGTTTGATAACTCCTTTTCTTGGGGTGGCGGACTTAACGAGAATGGTGAAGAGGCCCTAAGAGAGTATTGGCTGCATGAATCCTTCATCAGAACAGACTATGACGATGACGGTATCGCAGAACTAAGAAAGGTCTGCACAGTTGGAGATTATATATTTGCCAACGATGAGATAGATAAGGTTCCTCTTATCTCGATTACCCCTTTAAAGATTCCGCATAAGTTCTTTGGTATGTCCGTGGCTGATCTAGTAATGGACTTGCAACTCATAAAAAGTACCCTGATGCGAAATTTAATGGACAACGCCTATAACCAGAACTTTGGTAGGTACGCAGTCCTTGAAGGTCAGGCGAATCTGGATGATTTGCTCACCCAGCGCCCGGGCGGTGTGGTAAGAGTTAAATCTCCCAACGCTGTTATGCCCTTGGCTACCCCTCCACTACAGCCTGAATCATTCCAGATGCTCAGTTATCTTGATGATGTAAGAGAGGCTAGGACAGGAGTCAACAAGAACACACAAGGTATCAACGCAGACGCTCTGACAAGCCATACAACGGCCACAGCGGTGAATGCGGTGATGACCAATGCCCAGTCAAGGGTAGAGTTAATTGCCCGTCAGTTCGCGGAGACAGGCGTTAAAGAACTAATGTACTGCATCTACGAACTCCTACTGAAGAATCAAGATAAGGAGCGAGTAGTGATGTTACGGAACGAGTGGATTCCTGTTCGCCCTGATATGTGGAGCGATAAGATGGACTGCACTGTTTCGGTTGCTTTGGGCAATGGCTCAAAGGATCAGCAGATGTCTCACCTATCCCAGATGCTACAGTTTGCATCACAGGCGATGCAGGGTGGGCTACCAATCGTCACCCCAGAGAATATGTACAATCTAGGGGCCGCATTGATTAAAGCAATGGGCTACCAGAATGTAGATGACTACTTAACCAAGCCACCACCGCCTCAACCTAAACAGCCCACTCCTGAAGAGCAACTTGCCCAGATGGAAATGCAGGTCAAGCAGAAGGAACTGGAGATCAAGGCGGCTGATGTACAGGTTAAGATGCAGAAGATTCAAATGGATGCTAAGAAAGACGCGGTTGATGCACAACTGAAAGCCGCAGAACTAGCACTAGAAGAAAAACAGAATAGAGGTGTTCTGATAGGATGATAGATATCGAAAGAGAACGCCATGCTAAGAATCTTTTGCAAGATACACTACTACAGGAATCATTTGACACACTAGAAAAGAATTTGCAGGACACCTGGAATCATTCAGGTGTTCATGATGTAGATACGAGGGAGCAGTGTTGGCTCTCGTTAAGACTCCTTGAACGGATACGCCTTCATCTAACCAGTATCGTTGATACCGGAGATATGGCGAGGAAGATTGAGGAATACCAAATCTAAGGAGAAATTAAATTGGCGGATACGCAACCAGCCCCGCTCCCCGTAGAACCGGGAAGTATTACCGAAGCACAATCAGCATTCTTAGGACTACTGGAACCTGAAGAGGTCAAACCAGAAACCGAAGAAAGCACCCCTGAAGAAGTTGAAGAGTCTACTGAGGAAACTCAAGACGAATCACCTGAAGAGGTTTCTGAAGAGGAGCCCGAAGAGGAGTCAGAAGACGAATCTGAGGAAGACTCTGATGAAGAGTCAGATGTTGAAGAGGAGGTAGAGGAACTTTATACTGTCACCGTTAATGGTGAAGAGCATCAAGTACCCCTTGAGGAACTCGTCAAAGGCTATAGCCGTCATTCTGACTATACAAAGAAAACTCAGGAAATCGCTGAATACCGAAGAGGTGCTGAAGCCGCGATTCAACAGGCCCAGCAAGAGATACACCAGACTCAGCAATTCCGACAGCAGTACATTGATGCCGCATCTGCCGTAGTGCAGGAACGGTATGGAAAATGGCATGAACTCCAGAACAATACTGACTGGGAACGCTTAAAGATAGAGGATAGAGAGGAATACCTGACTAAGAAATCAGAACAGGCAGACCTCGAAAACTCAATCAAGCAAGAAACTGAAAGGGTTAATCAAGTAGCCCAACAGCAACAGCATGAAGAAGCGCAAGCCCATCAACAGTATGTGGCCGGAGAACGTCAAAAACTAGAATCCATAATTCCTGAATGGAAGAACCAAGAGTTCAGGAGTAAAGTTGGAAAAGATTTGACAGAGTTCGCTATGTCACAAGGTTTCTCAGAGAAAGATGTAAGGGCGATGACCGACCATCGACACTTACTTGTTCTTATGCAAGCCAAAGCATTTCAAGAAATGCAGAACGCCCAAGAAACTACAAAAGCCAAGAAAACCAAAAAGAAACCTAAGATGGTTTCCTCTGGAACTGGCAAGAAGAAGGGTGAGAATTCCAAAAAACAACGTACTGCTCAGATGAAGCGTCTTAAAGAGAGCGGTCATGTAAATGACTCTGTTTCTCTCTTTGAGGATTTTATAGACATTTAACTAAGGAGGAAATGCTATGGCAGTTCCAACGAATACTAGGGAAACCTATGGTGCTATAGGCATCAGGGAAGACCTATCAAATATTATATACAATATCAGTCCAATGGATACGCCGTTTCTTAACGGTTGTGGTATAGGATCGTGTGACAACACGAACTTTGAATGGCAAACAGATGAGTTAAAGGCAGCCGCCAGTAACACTCAGATTGAGGGTAACGACTATACTTCAACTGCTGAGACTGAGCCACGCCGTTTGTCTAACTACACCCAAATCTCCGCAACGCAAGTCCAGAGTTCAGGAACCGCCGAGGCAGTAGATTTTGCTGGGCGTAAGTCAACTCAGGCTTATCAACTCGCTAAACGGGCTAAAGAAATGAAGCGCGATATGGAGTTAATGTTGCTTGAAGGTACGGTTAAGGCTGTTGGCTCTTCTGGCGCTGCTAGAAACACCGCTTGTTTTTCAACTTGGATTGGTACGACTGTGAATGCAACGTCAAATGTTGTTGCCGCTTCTACTGGTCTTGGTTTGACTAACAATGGTGCAGCCGCCGCTGGCCCAGACGGTACTACAGAGGCGGGTACGGGTGGTGCTGATACGACAACCACCATTGCTTTGATTAACAACGTGGCTGAACGCATCTGGAATTTGGGTGGAACCCCTGATACCATTTTGTGTGATAGCACAGTAAAGGGTACTATTAGTTCATCTTCTGTTGGCGGCGCTGTGGTTGCTGCACCCAGAAATGATATTGGTTCTAAGAATAATATCACTGCTGTAAACGCTGTTGACGTACTTGTTACTGACTTTGGTACGTTTAAGGTTGTTCCTGACCGGTTCATCCCAACAACTCAGGTTGATTTTATCGACTTTGACTTGTGGTGTGTTGACTATCTACGTCCTTTCCGTACAGAAACTCTCGCCAAATCTGGTGATAGTGTGAAGCAGTTGTTAATTGTTGAGTACGGTTTGCGGGCTAAGAATGGCAACGGAAACGGCCAGTTAAAGAGCGCAATCTAAATAGGCTTGGTTTAGCCCCCTTCGGGGGGCTTTTCCTTACAGGAGAAACAAGATGGCAAATATAGGACAACCGCCCAGCAAGGGTAGTGCAACGGCTATTGGCCCAGACATTAATCCACCGCCTTATGCAGAGGGTGAACCCAAACTTAAAAAGTATGGGCCGGGAGTGGATGGTGCTTTGGGGCATACAGATCATAATGGGTCTATAGATAAGGTTATAAGCACTCAGGTTTCAAAGGTAGGAAAGGTTTATGGCTGGTAAAACGAGTAAGTCTGTAAAACAGAAGCCGACAAAACAAAAGAAGCCCGCGACTTTTGACGAAAAACTTTCTGATACAAAATCCCGTATGGATAAAATTGTAACGGGAGAGGATCAGGGGTATCATTTAAGATGACTGAAAAATCGCAACCTAATATGCTACACACTACGTTTCATTCCAATGCGGATGAAACAGAGTTTACTGTAAACACATATCAGGACGTAGCGCCAGTTCTGGAGGAGAATAAGAAATCCTATAACAACTATGGTGATTTACTTACTCCGGGCAAGGCGGGTGAAGGAGTGCGAGTTGCGTCCATACCGTTAAATGTGTGGGAGCAATGGAAGAAAGAGACCAATGGAGCGATAGAGAAAGATCATAACCTTATGAAAAAGTATCTAAACGATCCAGATAACAAATATTTTAGAACTACACCAACGAGGGTTTAATTATGTGGCTATACGCATACGGCGTCGCAGGACGCTCACAAACTGACACAGCAAATGGATATAGAGTCCTAAACCAAAAAATGTTCTTCTCAGCCCGTAACGTCTAATGGCTATTAGTACCTACAGCGAACTAAATACCGCTGTTGCTAATTGGTTAGACAGAGATGATCTAACAGATAGAATCCCAGAGTTCATTGCTCTGTGCGAGGCAAGGTTCAATAGACTCTTGCGTATTAGGGCTATGGAGTATAAGCAGACCGCATCCACAGTGGCAGCGCAGAGAAATCTAGCCCTGCCTACTGGGTTTATTCAGATGCGTAACTTACAGATAAACACATCCCCTATAGTTCCTATGCAGTACGTTACACCTGAGATATACGACAGGTTATATGGTAGTACATCATCGGGGACTCCAGAGATGTATACCATCATAGCGGATGAGATTCAGTTAGGCCCAATCCCCGCAAGCGTACAGACTATAGAGATGTTATTCTATAAGAAGTTTGATGCTCTCACTGCGGTGGCCCCGACTAACTGGATGATTACTAACGCCCCTGATGTATACCTTTATGGATGTCTATTAGAGGCTGAACCATTCATCATGAATGATCCTAGAGTACAGTTATGGGCTACAGCATTTAAGCAAGCCATAGCAGATATGCAGGAGCAGGATAACAAGGATCGTCATTCAGGTTCCGCACTTAGAGTGATGAATACCAGTGGCTACTGGTGACAGCCCCAATAACATGGGCGGAGGCTACCACCCCTATTACATGGGCGGCGATAGGGATAAATTGGAACTCCCCTGCTAAAGCAAATAGTGCTACCTATGTCCTAGATGATGGCTTCTCTTTAGGAGCCGCTCATACGAAAGGGGTTTCCATTTCCTTCGGGGTGGATACGTCTTATGCAAATACTGAAGATGCAACCATGCCGGTATCTATGTCCTTTGGAACAACCATAGGCTCTGATATACAGCATGGCATTATAATACAGGGCGCTGGTACGTTTGCTGCCGATCTAGCGCAGTCGAACACTGGGTTAGCAACCATGAACCCAGCCATTACCTTTAGCGTAGACTCTGATTACTCTTCTATTGGTAATGCGTCTTTCTCAGACTCTATTACCTTTGCTGGTAGTTTTACTCAAACAGCAGTAGATAGTTTCTTATGGAACCCAGAGTCAGACCCAACAACTGTATGGACAGATGTAACTGATCCATCTTCAACATGGTCAGACGTATCAGACCCAACATCAACATGGACTAAGGTGGATTACCCAGATTGAAAATGCAACCAACAATGAAGGCCGATGGAGGTCTAATAATGAAACACGATAATGATTATACTATCGGCCTAAAGAATGTATGGGAAGTGGTGTGTTATGGTTCTGACGGCGCTGAAAAGTGGAGGGAGTTAAATAAGAATCTCGTCACTACGGCTGGTGCGAACCATGTGCTAGACGGTACTTTTAAGAGTGGCACACAGATCACCAGTTGGTTTGTTGGCCTAAAGGCGGCTGGCACTCCAGTAATAGCAGACACGATGGCATCCCACGCCTCATGGACTGAGTTAGTTCATACGACCACATACTCACAGAGCGTTAGGCAAACCCTAACACTAGGCTCAATCACTGGTACAACTACCAGCACTTGTGATAACACCTCTAGCAAAGCAACCTTCTCAATAAATGCAACCAACACAGTAGCGGGTGCATTTGTCGTAAGCAACAATGCGTCAGCCTCTGCCACAGCAGGAACGCTATACGGTGTTGTTGATTTCGGTTCAGCAAGGTCTGTTATTTCTGGGGATACTCTTGAAGTGACTGTGACCATTACAGCAGCGAGCGCATAATGGCTGTCGAAACCGCAACATGGGTAACACAATTAGTTTCAACTAATCCCGTTGTTGGTGACCCTGTAGGTGAAGGTGACGATCATTTAAGAATGTTGAAAACCGTTCTGAAGAATAGTTTTCCGTCAACATCTACTACAGCGATTGTTCCTAATGTATCAGGACAGACTGGTAAGGTTTTAACTAATGACGGCACTGATACCTCGTGGGGAACGGCTGGTGATCCAGCGGGTACGGCCATAGCGATGGCGATTGCACTAGGGGGATAAGATGGCTAATACGTTTAAGAATCAAGGCGCAGCATTAACCACAGGAGGGGGTGTTGTTTATACCGCTCCCGCTGCCACAACCTCCATTGTCCACTCTTGTTTCATCAGTAACATAGATGGAACATCCTCAGTTAATGTGGACATAAAGGCTAGAGCGACATCAGGAGATACTTACTACCATGTGGCTAAAACTGTACCTGTACCCGCAGGTTCTACGCTAGTGCTTGACAAGCCAATAGATTTAGAGGCTACCGGAGACATTCACATGACCGCTAGTGTCAACTCTGATGCAGAGGCAGTCTTAGGTATACTTGAGATCACATGAGTTATCTAGGACAAGTCGAATTAAAGTCCTCTGAGATACGGAGGGTTAACGTAACAGGCTCTACGTCTGCTACGCATACACTTACTTGGACACCCCCAAGTGAGCAGTCCCTTATCATAACGATCAACGGGATAAAGCAGCAGAACAACTACACCATATCTGGTGTAACTCTTACTCTAGATACGGCTTTGATCGCGACAGACGCGATGGAGGTTGTTGGCATCCTCGATATAGGGGAGGCTGTCACCCCGCCTGATGACTCTATTAGCACCGCTAAGATTCAAGACGATGCTGTTACTGCTGACAAACTAGCCAACTCGATTAACACTGAGATCACGGCTAATACAGCCAAGGTAACCAATGCTACGCATACAGGCGATGTAACAGGGGCTACAGCCCTTACCATTGCAGTTGATGCAGTTGATATTCCAATGTTATCTGCAACTGGTGTAGCATCTGCAACAACCTTTTTAAGAGGAGATAATGCTTGGGCAGAGGCTGGTGGCGGAAAGGTGTTGCAAGTGGTTACTGCAACAAAAGTAGATGCTTTTACAACCACAAGTACCACTTATGT